TTTTTGCTAAAGGCGAGGATGTGGTCACAGTTATGGTTGGATCCGTATCTAAAGTACTCAAAAAAAATTGATTTTATTACTATCGGAAATGATCTAATGTTTTATAAGAATATTACAAAAGAGTTTCCAGGTGTTAAATTTTTACGTGCGTCTCGTCCTTATGTTGGACAGAAAGTGCGCGTTATATCATATGATTCGGAAGAAGATATGAAAAAAGGTATTACACATGATGATAGTGGTAAAATTCGATCAGTAATTGTTGAGGAAAATGAAGAAAAAGGTTGGTATGATATATCGTCTATTGATGGTAGTTGTGCCTCCCCTGTTGTCGATGTTGATGGAAAGGTTGTAGGATTTCATAATTTTACAAATGGTTCAGAAACAACTGGCTTTATCCCGTTAACGGATATGATTAGTCAGAAGGCAGCAGGTTCTTCAACTTTTTAGATCGCCCCGTCCCGGACTTCGAAATTTGGGCGAAGTGGTACCTTAAGTACTACTCGAAAAAAATTTTTAGAAGTCGGGGAGTGCGGGGTGATCTAGATGGTGAATCTTGTGGAATTGATTCTAGCTCAAAATTTAAGCAATATTTCATTAATGGGAATGTTGATTATTTGGGTAGAGTTAATAGATTCACCAAACAAAAAGCTGTTGAGATAGAGAATACTTCATATATTCGGTTTTGTGCTGAACGTAATATACGTTTGCCTACTGGGTATAGAATGGTGTTTTCGAATTTAGATGCGAGCTTTCGCAGTGTGTCGAAGTACGATAAAGGGCAACCGATATTGGACGAGGGGGCATGGGCGTTAGCAGGGGACTGGACAGTTACACATTTTTATCCTTATATGTGTGACTCGAAAGTTCTATCGGAAAATGTTGTTCTAGGTGAGATGGATATGTCTACTTCGTGTGGATATCCAGCAAGTCTTGAGTATCATTCAAAGAAGGAGTTCATAGGGCTAAGTGCCTTTAATACTGTGAATCCGGGTGTTGGTGTTGACGATTATTTATCGTTATCAGACCAGCCTAAGCCTGTGTGCTTTTCTATATTGAGTGATTACTGGGATATAATTGGAACCGGAAATGAGGACAACATTATCCCAATTTGGACCTGTAGTCAAAAAATTGAGATGCGGGCAGTTGAAAAGTTGCGGCTTAATAAAGTTCGTACATTCACTGCAGCGCCGATTGAGCATTCAGTTGCTACTAATCGGCTTTGTTTAGATATGAATAATAAATTTTATTCATCTAATAACAAAACTTGGTCTTTTGTAGGAGGGACAAAATATTTGTCTGGGTGGGACGGTCTTTATCGACGTCTTAACAAACATAAGAATGCGTTTGAGTTGGATGAGTCAGAATATGACTCTTCACTTTTTGCGCGTGCTATGTATGGCCAGGCAGATATACGCTGGAATTTCTTTTCGAGTGAGTTTAAAACTGTTCAAACAAGGACACGTCTTGATGCAATATATGAATCTATTGTTAATTCTGTAATTGTACTTGAAAATGGTGAACTCATTCAAAAACATACTGGTAACCCAAGTGGGAGCAGCAATACGATTGTAGATAATACTATGATTTTATTCCGACTGTTCGCTTATGCTTGGATAGTGTTATGTAATGAACGTAAGACTCGCCCTGATTATTCAGAATTTATGCGTGAAGTAGAAGCTGCCTTAAATGGTGACGATAATACATTCACGGTATCTGATCTCGTTGTAGGATGGTTTAATCCTACTGGTATAGCGAGAATTTGGTCAGGTGTTGGAGTTACGACTAACACACCATGTTCTGATTCGCGTCCTTTAAGGGATGTTTCTTTTTTGTCACAAGGTTTTGCCTATGACAAGGAACTCAGACTTTGGTTTCCAGTACCCGACACACAGCGCATTTTGAGTGCCCTGTGTTACGGTTCTAGCATTGATGATGTGCGGTTTCATTTGCTTCGTGCAAATGCATTGCGATTAGATTCATATGGTAATAGAGCTGCGCGTGTTATTATACAAGATTATATTAATTTTATACTTGTACGATATAAAGCTGACCTGTTTGGGTCAGTTGAAGTACACGGCAACTCTATTCCAATGAGTGAGATCACTGATCTTTGGAAAAGTGATGCTTATATTGAAGCTTTATATTCAGGTTATGAAGGTAGTGATGATACTCGAGATCGTTCTGCCTTATTACAGGTAGTCGAAACGGTAAGATGTCACACACTACTTTAAAATCTAACTTTATATAATTCAATATAAACTTTATCTCTCTCTTTAAATCTATTCAAAATGTCTGGAAGAAAAATTATTTTTGGTCCTATGACTAAAAAACAAGCGGCTATGTTAGCCCAAAATAAACCTAAAAAAGGTAAAAAGAAACCTAAACAACGTAAACGTTCTAATCCTGTTATGGCCTCCGGTTTTGGAGGAACAATGATGGGACCTGGTAGACGTGTCGGCGTTGCAGCAGCTTATGCTACTGGACAAACTACCCGTAATCCTCGTGTGAGCCGTTCTGGAGTTGATTCAACTCGAATTGTTCATAGGGAACTTATTGGTAGTGTTGTTGGTACTGTTCTTTATACTGTTGGAAATTCATTTTCCATTAATCCTGGTTTATTTGCAACATTTCCTTGGTTATCAACACAGGCATTAGGATGGGAAAAATACAAATTTAATTCTTTACGTTTGTGTTATTATACACGTACTGGGTCTAATACACCTGGTAGTGTTATTCTCACTCCTGATTATGATGCAGCGGATGCTGCACCTGTTAATGAGCAGATTGCATCTGCTTATCATGGTACCCAAGAGGATGTGGCTTGGAAGGATAATTGTATGGTTTTTGATCAAAAAATTTTAGGTCAAGAACGATTTATCAGAACTGGCGGCTTGGCTGCTAATCTCGATATCAAAACTTATGATCTTGCTAATACATATGTTGGTACCTTAGATGGTACAGCTGTGAATTGGGG